CTTCACGCCGCTCACGATCGAGACCGCCGACAGCCGGCATCTGATCGTATTCCGGCTCAGCCCGCGCACTTCCATCGAAGCGCGGTACGTTTCGATGCTCACCACGTCGGCTCGATCCACGCGCCTACCCGTGACCGTCTCGAATTCCTTCATCGCGGTCAGGTAGGCTCGCAAGGTATTCGGAGAGGCGACGCGCCAGTTGAAAGTAGTCATGATATAGTCCTAGGCAGCCACGGCCTCAAGGCTTGAGCTTCTTTTTTTTTCTTTGGGTTGGGGGATGGGTAAGGCGAGTTGTTTTGCGTTTCGTACCATCGCTTCATCGATGATCCGTTCCAGGACGGCGCTGGCCGAGACGGTCTTTTCAGGGGACGATTCTTGCATTGCACGCTGGCGCAGCCAGGCGATTTTTGATGGGCTCAGGGTGTAAGCCTGCGTCTTCTTGATCTCTTTCTTCTCTTCGTTCATCTGGCTTCTCCATCATGACTGAATGAATGTGATTTAGTTACGCACTTGCTGTCATTTCGACTGCGACTACAGACAACCGATATAATACTATAATCATATTGGGATGTCAAGGGCTGCATACAAACTGACAGCCACCCTTGAAACAATCAGTGACATAATGTACGCAAGCATGGACAAAAACAAAACCGAACCATTTGCATGGGTTGATTGGATAATTACTGAACGTGAGAAACGAGAATGGTCTCAATCCGATCTCGCACGAAAAGCAGAGGTCTCACGTCAAACGATCAACGACTACGAAAGTAGGCGGCGCGCAAATCCAGATGAAAGGATACTAGTGAGAATTTCTGCGGTTTTCGGCTATCCCCCTGAATATCTCTCTCGTTTAGCTGGTCAACTTCCCCCTGCCATCAACATTGATGAAGAGATGGAACAGATCCTGCATGAGATCGCCAAGTTGAACAAGGCCGACCAGCGCGAAGTGTTGGCCTACATCCGTATGAAGCGCAACTTACGCGAAAAGAACAAATGAATCCTGAGTTTGTTTATGAGTATCTGGTCTATCAAAAAAATGCAGGGAAAAGAAATTTGATTGCTGAATATTTTTCCAATGCAATACCTCCTTCGATTGGATCAATTCTTAATCTTTCTCAATATTTGAAAGATCAAAAAGGATTATCTAGGTTTAGAGTTATTGCTATAGAAGAATTTCCAACCAAAAAGGAAGACGATTCACCAATCACATCAAGCAATATGTGTGTCGAAATTACAGTGGAGCTAGTATGAACCTCTTCACCCGCCGTGAAAAGATATTCTTGCTGGCCTTCGGGGTGCTGTTTGTCTCCATGATTCTTTTCCCGGCATTGCTCAGCGCCATCGGCGAATTTGGTTATCTGCTCTTGATCGTGGTCCCCCTGGGTTTCATGCTCGCCACCGATAAGGAACGTCTTGCCAGACTCAAAAAGGATTAAGAATGTTCGAAGAGATCTACACCGAATTGAGACTAATCCATCCCGCCGACAGGCTCCAGATCAAGCGCTACATCGCCTGGGTCGGCTTTCGCCGGCGCATGCACAACGAGTTTTATTTGCAAGTCCATTGGGTTGCTCGCGCTTTGCCTCTTCTTTCGGGGGAGGGCAGGGAAAAGGTAACTACCCATTGGCTCTAAAGAAAGGGGCATCATGAACGAGATTAGACAATTCTGGCAGATCCGTACAGGCAAGATATTCATATCAGTCTTTGCCTTGATAACCCTTTGTTGTGCATGTCAATCGTTGGTGCTGTTGATCAGGCCGCCATCTCGCGCCGCCGACTCTCCCACTCCAGCTGTGATTCCGTTGGCGCAAAAAACACCCACCGAGGCGGCCACTCAGACTCCTTGGATCATTACGCAGATCGTCACACAAACCTTCACGGCCACACCCCAATATACGCCAACGACACCTTCACATCAACGATCACAAACACACCACTTCCGCCCACGGCCACACCGAACCGGGAACAAACATCCACAGCGCAGGCACTCCAGGAACTTCGATCTGATAAAGAGGACGGTTTCTATCTCGTCAATGTCGATATCGCACCTGGGATATGGCGCTCGGACGGCACAGCTGATTCTTGTTATTGGGGAGTCACCAAACCCAATGGCGACATCATCAATAACCACTTCGGGCAAGCCGGTGGTACGGCCTACATCCCCCCGAACGCCTTCCAGGTTGAATTCAATGGCTGTGGCACATGGGTCTTCATCAGCACACCATGACGCTTCAATAACAATAATCAATGACCAAATGTATCGCATCACCGCACATGACATAGCTCCCGTATTTCCCATCAAAAGGTATCCCAGGTTGCCCCAGTCCGGTACTTGGTTCGGGTCCGTGAGGTCCCGAGTTCAAATCTCGGCACCCCGACAAAACCTGTCACACCTTGCATGGATGGCTCATTTGGCCGACCATGCAGGGGCAGGTTCCAAAATCAACCCCACCAACCCCTACACATCTGGAGGCTTCCTGGAATAAAAAAAAATCCGAACCCTGTATATCGAAAGTAAAAATGGTATATCGATCAGGGTTCGGCCCAGCCCCAGGAGGCACAGATGATCCCACTTCGCTATTCACAAGCCTTGCAAGGATTCTTCCTCAGCGCACAGGCCCGCAAGCTCTCTTCCCACACCATCGACGATTACGAAAATACGCTCGTCAAAAAGTTTCAGACTTTCCTCGCCCAGGATCCGCTGGTCGAGGAGATCACCTCCCATCACATCGAAGAATTCCTGGCCGCGCAAACCACCGTCTCCAGGAAGACAGCCCTCAATTATCACACCGGACTCTCGGCTTTTTGGACGTGGGCCCTGCGGGAGAAGATCGCGCGCGAGCACGTGGTGCGCGCCATCCCGGCGCCCAAGCCTGAGCAGCGCGACATCGTGCCCTACAGTGAGCAGGATCTACGCGCCATGTTGAACAGCCTGGAGCGTTCGAAGCGCTACAGCCGGCCCGGCAAGCGTGTCTCCGATCATGCCCTGCGTGACACGGAGCGGAACCGTGCGATCATTCTGCTGCTGCTCGATACCGGCATCCGCAATGAGGAACTCTGCACCATCAAACTGCACGATCTCGACAAACGCAACCAGCGCATCGCCATCTTCGGCAAGGGTGCCAAGGAACGGCAGGTGCCCATCTCCGCCCGTACGCACCAGGCCCTCTGGCGCTACCTGACCCTGCGGCCCGACGCGACTCTCAACGAACCGCTCTTCCTCATGGAGAACCGGCGGCTGTTCAACCGCCACCGCCTGCTGGATCTCCTGCAGACCATCGGGGCGCGCGCCGGCGTGCTGGACGTCACCGCCCATCGCTTCCGGCACACCTGCGCCATCGAGTACCTGCGTAATGGGGGCGATCCCTATACCCTGCAGCGCCTCCTGGGCCACAGCACACTCGACATGGTTAAACGCTACCTGTCCATCGTGCAGGCCGATATCGAGAAGGCCCACCGCCGCGCCTCGCCCGTCGATAACTGGGCGCTGTAGCGCAGGGCGTTTCCATCGTAACGGCAGGGCGTGTTTCAAAATTCAGGTCTTGAACTTTAGAGTCGCCGGTGTTAAAATAGAAGAGACGGCGATTTCGCCGGTCGCCGTCTCACACGTGTGTCAGTCTGCTGCCTTGTGCAGCGCCCAGGACTCCTCCGCATCGGCTAATGCGCGGAGGAGTCCGCTTTTTTTATTGAACCTGTTTCTCTTTCTCTTCCTCCCATTGCTCATAAAACTCGCGCTTATCATACGAGTGATGCACCACCACCTTGCCGCCCTCGCCGACATACTCGATGCGCGGCAGGCACTCGCAATCATCCGACTCGGTGTGTTCCTTCAGATCGTACAGTGGTAGCACATGGATCGTGTTGGACATGGAACTAGCCCGGTAAAGCCTTCACGATCCATGCCAGGATGAGTGTGGGTTGAATATTATTGTGAGCATCGCCACTGCCAGTATTTGCAATCTGACCACTGTAATTTACTGGCGTTCCACCAGCCCCTTGCAATCCACTGCCGGAACCATCATTTTTGAGATAGTTGCCTGAATGTGCATGGACCGGCATCTCTCCAGTAACCAGTGTGTGAGTTTCTGCACCACCTGCGTTACCTATGGCATTGCCCAGTGTCCCCGATCCACTCCCTCCTTTCCCCGCGATGACCCTCCGTTGCGTATCAGGCAGGTTAAATGTCGTGGACCCATCTCCGACTCCAAATGTGGTTCCCCATAACGCAAACAGATCCGCGTAGGTGGTGCGTGATACGGCAGAACCGTCCATCTCAAGGAATGTCGCTGGCGGCGTGCCGGTCCCCCAAACAAGGATCGTCCCTACCGGGAGCGCGTCCGGTACTGCTGCAAACTCCATTCGCTTCAGTGCGTCCAGTTCGCGTCTAATCGCGCTGATCTGCCCGGCGATCTGCTGGAGATCATCAGCCATTGCTCACCTCCACAACCACGTGCTCCGGATTCTCGCTGTTCTGCCTGTCCACGGTGATCTCCGCGGAGGTGATCTTGAGTGTCTGTGTGTAGTTCAGGAACAGCGCAGTGACTTTGTCGCCCAGGAAGTAATGGACGCCGTATCTCGATCCATCGGTCTGCACGATGTCGAACTTCAACGTGGTGAGCGCCTCCTGCTTTTTGAGTTCAGCGGCTCCCTTCGCGTCCAGTGCAACGTCGGTATCCTCGTCGTTGCGTGCATCCACGAAATCTTCAATGTCATTTTCCGTTGAATACCCGACGCCCGTGACGTTGCGGGTCTTGCGCTCGGCTTCCTCTCCCTGTCCGGCCACCACGGCAATTGTTTTCTCCGCCAGTGCGTCGTCGGTCAGCACCGGGTTTGCCATGTTGCCGCGCTGGACTGCAAACACCACTGTGGTGGTCCGGTCCGTGCCGCGTTGTCCCGGAAAGAATTTGAAATCATACGCAGAGCCGGCTTTGATCAGATCGAAATCACCGCCCGCGATCCTGGCGAGATCCTGCAGCGACTTGAGCAGGTCGTCCCAGGCACAAGACCAATGGATGCCCGCCGCGCCGCGTGCCGCGTCTGTCTCAACGGTTATGTTCGATATAACCCCATCCCTGCGCCTGCCATTGACGGAGGTGGCATTCGGTCCGGCGTTGTAATCGACCATCAGTTTCATGATGGTCTCAGCGTTCAGATTTGTGAATCGGGACCGCTGGTCAGTCCCTGCATACCACGCGACCACCCGCCGTGACAGGGTTTCAAGTTTTCCCACACAGGTTGTCTGCAAACGATATTGATTGCCCGTATACGTGGTGATCGAGCGCCTGATCCTGCCCTCATAATCGCGTGTCCACGGCAGCATGACAGTGTTTCCCTTGAGCACCTTTCGCCATACCTCCAGCCTGTAATTCTTGATGAGATATTGCGCGTACTTCGATTCGGCGTCCGAATTGATGATCGAGAACGCCGGGGTATTCACCTGGTTCCGGTATTGGAGCGTGATGAAATCATCGAACTCCGTGACTTTGACGCCCGCGGGGTTGAAGACCTGAACCTTATAAAGACTGACAGTTGCCATTGCTTATCCGTCGATCAATATTTCGACGTTCATACTCCCAAAGTTTGCCGACGCCACACCAAACTCAGCGCCGCCCACCTGCTGGTAACCGCGGAAATCCCATGTCCCTATGGTGGGATGCAGGATTCCGCTGACTGCGATCAGGTTGCGTGCCGTGGCTTGCTCCGAGAAATTACCGATCAGCGATGTACCATTCCAGATTCCAATCGCCGCCCCGTTCTGAGGGGCACTATTTTCGAACTGACCCTGAACACTCAAATTCGGCGCGCTGATCGGGCTGGTGCCTCCGTCGTATCCGCTCACAAACTCCACCGACGCGCTGGCCGCAACATTATTCCACCATCGCCATGTCCCCGTTGTATAACCGTGGTTGCCTGGCGAGTAACTACGGAACATGTATTTCCTGACCGTGTTGTAGTAGTTTGTCAGGAAACGCTTCACAACCGAGTCCTCACACTGCCCGGAAGCCGACCCGCGCAACTGACCGAGGTAGCGCCTGGTCTTGTCTCCTGATTTTGTGATCCGTCCATTGTTGAGCGCCAGCGCGGTCGCCCTGGCCGTCGCACTCGACCATGCCAGAAGCTCAAGACCGATCGCGCCGCTGTTGTTGTAGGCAAAAGCATCGTAGAGTGTCCCGCTGGCGATGGACGCCAATGACAACGAGACCCCCGCATCTGGTATTAAGAAGGGTATCCAGTCCGTACCATCCCATAATTCAAGCACGTTGCCTTGATATTGCAAAAGGTAAAGATTGGCCGCGGCGGTGATGTCGGCTGAAGGGTCAGGCAACGTGCTCGAAAGACTCAGGCGTCCCGTCACCAGTGGTGATGTCTGGTAGCCCCATTCGACGCCGTTGACATCGGTGCTTTTTCGCTTCAACACCTTTCCTGTTGTTCCGGTGTCAAGCCACGAGAAGCGCGCCCAGGCTCTGCTATCCGTGGTGACGGTGATCGTCCCGGATGTATTGACGGTCACATCCCATAAGCGAATCTGGTAAAGCGTGCCGCTGGTCTGCGTCAGGGAGGGAGGAGTCGGGCTTCCGGCATCGACACCCGCCACACGCACCAGCCTCACCGTCTGGGCAGTCCAATCACATTCCAGCGCAATCGTATCGATGCGTGTGTTGCCTCCGCCGACCGCAGACGGGATCGTGATCGCGACACTGGCATCGTTGCGATATGGTTTCCCATCCACGATGGCTCCACCTGTGTCAATGGTCACCTGGTTGGCAGCAGTGCTCAACATGCCCAGTTTATTGAGATAGCCCGGTGCCGCGCCGTTGATCCCGCCGCCGCAGGCCGCCAGGATGTTATCCCAGTGCTGTTTATCGACGCGCGTGTAGGTGGTTGCCCCGTCCCCCGCAGCAGATGTTGTCCATCCATATGATTTTTGTGTCATGGTTAGACTCCTAAATATCGTTCCTGATAGGCGATCTCGATCCTGGTGTTGATGTTGATCCCGCCCCCGCGCACGCGTATCGAATTGGCGTGCTCTGTTTCGTTGGATTTGCGCGGGTCGAGATGGAACGTGAGCAGGTCACTGTCGTCGGATAATTGCGAAATGATGTTTGTGACGTTGTTGAGCATCACGCTTTTTTCCCCGTAGCTCGTATCGATGTAGATAAAATCTCCCGCGCCGAGAGTCATTCCGGTAAAGTCGAGCTTGTCGCCCGTGCTCACATTCTCGATCAGCGCGTCCGTGATCGGTCCATAAATGCGGATGATCGGGTATTCCCTCCATGTCCCGTGGTAATTGATTACGGTGGATGTATCGATGTCAGACCCGCCGACCTCCTCGGGGATCGCCGTTGGTATTTCACCCAGGTCGCCAGCCGACCCGCCGATGGAGAACGTAAGTGCGCCTGGTGTGGGGTCGTAATACGCCGGGTTGGGTGCGATGATCGAAAGTATGAACTTCTCGGATGCCCAATTGTCTGCCGTGATCGGCAGCGAGAAATCACTGTCATACAGGACAGCCAGGTCGCGCTTCGTCCCGGTCGGCTGTGTGGTGCGGAATACAGGGTCGTTCTCCGGCGAGAACAACGCCACCAGAAAATCACGTTTGGTGAAGTAATCGGTAAAGCTGTCGGGGAAGATACGCAGGGACAACCTGATCTTGCGCGGGTCGAGCAGGAAGCCGTGATCGGTCCCGCCGTGTTGCTGCGCTCCTTTTGATAGAAAGCGCAGGATCGGAGGGATGCCCATGCCATCGATCCCATCGATGATCGCAATGGTCTTGTCCTCGAGCGAATATTCGACACCGTTTGAAATCACACTGAAGGTCATGTCATCCTGCCAGTAATTGGACCGTCTTGAGATCGCTCAGGATGGTATTATCATCCTGCGGCGAGTTATAGATATTCAGATTTTGGATGCTGAGTCCGGTCCTGGTGCTGGTGTTCGAGTTGGAAACGGATTGCGATCCCATCCCTCCGCCCAGTCCGCTCGACATCGGAAATGACAGGCCGGAGCCGAAGGTTCCCATTGTGTTATCCGCAAACTGTTTCATCTGCTTGTTGATCCCCATCAGTCCGATCTCCAGCGGTGTCGGCGAACCTGGGATCAGCCAGGACGGCATGGCTCCCACCAGTTGACGCAAGGCATTCGCGGTACGCTGGATTTGTGTTGCAAAGTTCCCAACTGTTCCGGCTAGTTGGCTGAAAGCCCTTGACATGGTCTGTCCAAAGAATATCGCAACGGTCTTGCCTGTGTTCATCAGCCATTCAAACTGCTGGATGATGAGCTTCAAGCGAATCGATAGTTGAGCATGCAGATAATCGGTCAATGTCTTGAACGCACTGGTCATTGACCCTATTGCTCCTGTTGTAATTCCAATCTGAGTGCTTACTCCAACCAGTCCGTTCTCGAATGGCGTTGGCGAACCTGGGGTAAGCCAATCCGGCAATTCGATATTATCGAGCTTGTCATTGAGCGTCCCCAACCAATCCGTCACAGTTTTTATTGCTGATGTAATTCCATCAAACGCGCCACGCAAAACAGCAAGACCCAGTGGCACAAGCGTGCCACTGATAAAGTCAGATAAAGCCTGAAATATAGGTTGCAATGTCGCACTTATATAATCTCCCACCTGCTTCAAAATGGGAAGGATGTTCGCAACAAAGAAATCATAGGCAGTTTGCAAGGCGGGTTGTAATACATTCTGCCAGAACCCTGCCAGCGCGGTGATCGCTATGCTGAAAACATTATTGATGAAATCGGCGATCTCCTGAAAGAATGGGAAAAGTACAGTTGACATCCATTCCCATACTGCCTGGATTGCTGGCAAAAGCGTCAACGTCCAGAAATCCGACAATGCCTGTAGTGCAAGAGGCACATTGATCGAAAGCCAGTTCCACAAGTCTTGGAGCATTGGGAAGAGAGTCGTTTGCATCCATAGCCATACAGATTGGATTGCTGGCAAAAGCGTCAACGTCCAGAAATCCGACAATGCCTGTAGTGCAATGGGGATATTCACAGATAACCAATCCCATAGCTGTTGCAAGGCAGGCTGGATGGTCCCTGTCCAAACCGCAATCAATGTATCCCGCATTCCCCCCCAATTCCCCTGCCACGCGGCCACAAGAAGCCCCACGACAGCCGCTATCGCGACCAGCGGCCAATTGATCGCCGCAATTGCTGCGCCTATGGCTGCGATGGCTGCGATGACTGCCGGAGCCTGAAATACAAGCAGGGCCGCGCCAATACCCGCAATGACAGCCTTTATCTCTTCATAATGATCGTTCGCAAAGGTAATCAGACCATCAAACAGACCGCCAATTATAGAGCCGGCCTCTTCCAGCGTTGGCATATTATCAGAAACCGTTGTGACAAAATCAACGATATCATTCTTGATCTTGATGATGAGTTCAGCAAAAGCAGGTGAAATGTTGAAAATCTTTTCCAGCGAAAACGCCTGGGTCTTGGCTCCAAACCCACCGGAAAACACCTGTTTCAACGTGTTGAAATTCTCCGCCCATTTCTTGATACTCTCACCCAGTTTTGTCCCGATCTCATCGAAGATTCCAGAATCGCGCAGGCTTGTGAATTTGCCAAGGATTTTTGTGAGATAACCGCTTATAACTTCCGCAGCAGGTCCAAGGATGTGCGGGATGGTCAGATCGAACAGGTCTGCAAATGTGGACTTGAGTCCTTCCAACGTCGTTGACATGCGCTTTGCCGCGCCGCCGAAATTCTCCTCGGCATACTTGGCAAAGCCTTCCGTGAATTGCTGCCACGTCAGTTTTCCGCTTTCGATGGCCTTGTTGAAATCATTGTGATCCTTGAGCGTGAGACCGAACTGCTCACCGACAAATTTGAGCACTCCGCGCAGATCGAAACCGGCCATCGCAAGTTGGCGAATATCGACGGCAGTAACCTTGCCCTGCATCCTCACCTGCGCCAGGTTGTAGGCGGCACGGTTGAGCATGTCGTTTGTGAGACCACTGCCCGCGGCCACATCCAGCAATGCCTTCGTAAAGGTCATGGCCTCTTTTGTGGAAAATCCGAACGTCTGCGCCAGCCTGAACGTATCCGTGATGACATTGCTCCGATACGGAGAAATGATCGAGATGTCCTCCAGTTGCTTGCGCAATGCCGCCGCGAGGGGAGCAGCCATATCCAGCGCCTCACTCATCTTATCGGTCGCACCCGTGGCGATCAACTCACGCGCCGCAAGGGATTGAAGCAGGGCATTCGTGCTCTGGAATTGTGCGGTCGCCTTGAACGCCGCGGAGGCCATGTTCTGCAAGCCCTGTGCAATACGCGTGAAAAGGGCGGCTCCGAGGATGCCGCCCGCGATCTCTGCGATCCGTTGCAATGCCCCCCCGGCACTACCAAGCGGTCCCGAGGCACTCTCGCGTCCAGTAATGATGAGTTCGACGTTATAAGTCGTCACCGCGCTTTGCTCTTTCGTTCCTGCATTTCGTTTTGGAATGCGATCCAGCGGTTATGCCAGGTTGCATCGTTTTCATCGAAGATCTGTTTCGCACGCAATGGATCTCCATTTGCCATCATGAGGCAGATCATCCATCCGGGATAATGTCCCGGACCGCGCGAGATCAGCCTCATTTCGTAGGGGACACTTCCGCGTTCATCCCCTCACCCACAAGCGGGATTTTTTTCCTGCCCTTGCGCACCCTGGCCTTCGCCGGTCCCTTGCTCTGCCCGGCCACGGCATCGATGATCTCGGTCATCTGGTTTTCGGAGCAAATTTCAAGCAGAAATTCCTCCGTGGAAACCTTCTCCTCACCTTTCGAGAATTCGATCCCGATATATTGCGCCAGGAACTTGAGAAACTCCGCGTAGGACTCTGCATCAATGGTTTTGGCATCGCGCATCCTCTCGATTTTGGCGATCTGCATCAATCGTTTGTTATGTCCGGGCGTATCCGGTCCAGGAGGGGTAAGAATGACTTTCATCGATGTATTCTCCGATGCTGTTGTTTATCGATCCGCTGATGCCGATGGTGCGATTTCCTGACTTTCTTCGTCGGCTCAACCTGAACTATTGTGATCGGCTGCGGAGAGGCCTGAATTGACTCCGCCGTCGCCGTCACGCTGAAGACTTGCGGACGTGTTGGGACAACCGGATTCACCGGAACGGGCGTGCGGGTGTTCGTCGGCTGGATCGTTGACTTGGGTATCGGCGTTCCCAATCCAGAGCGTGCGCCGACCGTCTCCACTGAAAAGATCAACGCCGCACAGAAAACGGCGGAGAGGACGATCACGAGCATCCTTGCAAATGATTTGTTACGCATGGGCCTCCTTATGCCAGTACGCTGACTCCGTTGGTATTGCTCCACTTGAAGAAATTTCCAAGCGTCGGGTTATAGGTGCGTTCCATCTCGAACTCGAACGTGACTACCCCGTCCTTGTCCGAGAAATTCTTCGGGACTTTGGTGTGCGTTCCGGCGAAATCCAGTTGCAAAATTTGGTTTGCCCCGGTGGTTGCCTTGAGCCTGACCTGGTGTTGGAGCAGGGAGGCCAGCAACGTTGAAACATAACCCGCGGTGGTCGCATCCACTTCGAGATGCAGTTTCAGCGAAGCCTCATAAGCCGCGTCAAAATAGTTGACCGGCGTCAGACTCCCGATCCCCATCACGTTATCCGCATTGCTCTTGATCGAAAGTTCCGCGCTGAAAAATGTCGTGGTGATCGCGGTCGCGCCCATTGTCCCACCCCAGGCATCGATGTACAGGCTAGATACATTGGCATGAGCCGGTGTGACCGATCGGTCGGAGAGGGAAGCAAGCGCCCCGGTTGCGATGGACTTCCCGAATACGTTGGCCTTGTAGCGCCAGGGCTTGTTGGACTCGAGGGTATAGGTCAGTTCGTTTACGATCCCACCTGTCAACTTGTAGATCAAGCCGGTCTGACCCCATATAAAAGTCGAGATACGGCGGGTCGGCACCGCGGTCAATGGAGCCTGACCCGCGTATACGTAAGGACCCGCCCCAGTCGGGGTGATCAGCGCCAGGATGCTGTCCAGCCAGTACTGATTATCCTCATAGGACACGACCCCGCCAAATGAGGCCTTGGCCTTGTGCGAGTTGAGCACCGCGGTATAGGCGCCTTGCAGTGATCCCTTGCCGACCTCCTTGATCTGCTCAACCTCCTCCTCCGCCTCGAGCTCCACCGACTCCACCAGCGGGAGTTTCACGGTCGCGACGACATCGGTCCCGAAGACCGTCTGTTTTCCAAGTTGGATCTGATTTAGATCGGGTGCATATGGTGGCATGGTTATTCTCCTTTGACTTCAACCGGTTGTTCTTCATCCATCTTTGGAATCCCGGTATACAAATGGCGCGCGGCATGGCGCAGGCGGAGAGGGATGGCTTCCCACTCCTCAAGGGTCATGTCGCGCATGGGAACCCCGAACACATATTCCTGATTGCCGGTGTATCTAACCGGCATGGGTTTTGTAATTAATCGATCATCTTTTTTTTCAGGCATCGAACACCTCACATTCAACAAAAATTTTTTCCATGTCATAATCTTTCCCGGCCACTTTCACCGGGACGATCTGGGAGAAATCCCCATACTCGACCCCCTCCTCGCTGAAGAACTTCAGGTTCAGCCAGTGACTTGCCGCGGCCTTGTTGGCGAGCACCACGTCACGGGCACCGATGTACATGTCATTGAGCTTGCTTTGCGCCAGCTTGGCCGTCCATACGGTATTCCCCGGTTCGGGGACGGCAATGAAAATGCAGATCGAGTATCGATGTTTTGATTTGCCGCTTGTGCTACCGATTCCCTTAATGGCGGAGGCGCTGCCGCTGGTCGCCACACAGATCACCGTGGATTCGGTGAAATCGTCGGCGAGATGATCGAACACCTTTTCGGCGGGCTTGCCACTGCCTTCGAGCGCATTCTTGAGCAAAAGCCCCAGATACTCCTGTGAATCGGTGCGTGACACACCGGTCATTGCAGGCTCCTGCCAAGTTGCACCAACGCCAGATTGATGATCGGTGGGGCAGCTTCACGGGCAGTGCGTGCCCCGAAGGCATGGCTTCCACCGCGCAGGTCTTCCACCTCACCGTATAAGGCCGTGCGCACACCGGAGCGTGGGTTTTGCGCGGAGGGGTCGACGTAAATCCTGCCGCTCAATCCCATGATCTCGATTCTCTCGGAGGCTTTCAAAGCACCGGTATCCACGTGTGTGATCGAGACCTCATAACGTTGAAGCCCGACCGTAATATCCAGAACCGCCATGCCGAACTGCCCCGAAGGCTTCGTATTGGCTATGGCACGCAGATTCCAGCGTTGCGCCTCCTGCAGGCCTCTGATCGTGAGATCATTCATCCCGCTCGCCTCCTGGGGGGGTGGGTGTAGCGAGCGGGATCATTTGCGGAGATCCTCGAGAAACACCTGCATGCGGATGTCCCCGCGCCACGGCCACTTCGCCACCTTCTGGACCGGAAACTCCTTACTGTTATACAAGGGCTGACCGCGGACGACTTTCAAGCGATCTCCCTCGACAAGATCCTGATCACCATCCACAAACGTGGCCAGTGCCTTCAATGGGGTGCGCAGCTCCTGCCGGCGTGCGGTCTCCGGATCGACTGGATACAACGGGGTACAGCGCAAATCCGAAAGTACCGTCACTGCGGTGCCACTCTTACCAGTGACATCGGTCAGCGGCATCCGGGTCGTAGATGCCAGCACAGTGGCGTTCCGGCTAAAGGCCGTGGTCATAGGGAGCTGCCGTTTGCGGCTTCGCTATACCCGTCCACACGTGCACTGGCAACACCAAAAGCGGAACCGGAACTGACTCCGGTGGGTGCTCCGTACTGATCGGTCAGGACCTTGGCGTTTTTGTTCCAATCACCGGAAACCTTGCCAAGCCCCTCGCGATGGGGGCCTTCCGTGAGATCGGCCACATTGGCCCACATCCGCCCCAGGGTCAGGCAGGCACGAATGACCGTGTGCATCACATGATCAGATTCTTCCTTGAGCCAGGCAGCAAGCTCCTCATCGGAGAAGTTGTTGCCATCCGGCTTCACGCCGAAGTTCGGCGTGGTGTCACCCAGCTCCAGGCGCACCTTGGCGATATTGACGGTATCCTCGTCGGCGCTGGCCAGGTTGTACGTAAACTGCATGCTCAGGCTTCTTTCGCTTTGGCATGCGCTTCCGCGTCAGCCTTGGCCTTTGCCTTGGCGTCAATCTTGGCCTGTGCTCTGGCTTCTTCCGGTGTCGGTTCCGGTTTCTGAGTCGTGCCATCCGTTTCGACCATAACGGCCGGCTCAGCCGGCGTGAAGTTGCCTTCCGGTTTGAGTTCTTCGACGATCGGTGTGCCGTTCGCGTCGTGCGGCTTGCCATCTGTCCCAAGGTAAAAGCCGCCGGGTTTCGTTTCAGCCATGAAAGCCTCCTTCTCAACAAGGCAGGGGCGACCGGTGGGGTCGCCCCTCATAGATATTCGAATCGATTAGCTGATGGTGGGATCGGTCCACGTGCCGGAAGCCACATACAACACGGCTCCGTTCGTGCGGGTCCATACACCCAGTCCGAACTCCGCTTCGAGATAGCGGGCGAACAACGGATAATCACCGTTCTCCGCGGCAATGCGCAGGCCTTGTAGCGCTTCGGCTGTCCGCTGGCGATAGCACAAAGGCTTCTCGGGGGCGCCGGCATCCCAGGTGAAGGGGTAGTTGTCGAGCGCCCATGGTTTGACCCAGATCTCGGCGCCGGCGAAGATCCCGATCGCCCGGTTATCCAGGCGGCTGATATCCAGGGTGTTGCCGGGGGTATCGCTCGCGCGATAGATCACGCGCGGATCAACATACGCACTGAAGCCGGTCAGGGCACGCACCGCGGCTTCATCCGCTTTATTGATCGCACTGTATACCTTGTTACCATGCCCATGCTCGATCACATCGTTGATGTGAGCCGTATAGGCGGCGGCATCCCAACCATTATTGGCGTCGTAGTGCGTATGCGTGGTGCCGTCGTAGGTCTCGCCGTTCGGACCATCCGGGATGCTGGCACTGTCGGCGTTGACGAAGCGTTTCACTGCCAAACTCACGTTATCGACCAGGTGATCGATGAAGGTATAGTTGGCACTGAGGAAGAGGGCCTTTTTCACCTGGCGTTGGATCTCACGCAGGTGTGCCTTCTCGGCTGCCTGCACCATGGTCGCCATGTCGGCAGGTGTCTTGGTCTGCATCCATTTCTCCGTCCATCCAACATTGAATTGGAAGAGACGCAGGGGGAAGCCGACGGTCGCGCCGGGCTTGTTTTGCTGGGTGACCGCCTTACCGTATTCATCGACCTCTTGCATGTCGCCATCCACCGAGGTGCCGTAGATGCGCTGGCGGTCCGTGGTGAATTCCACCAGGTCGCCCATCATTTCCTGCACGATCGTGTTATGCGCATCGATATCATCTTTCAGGATCTTTTGGATCGTGTCCAAACCGAATTCAGCCACGGATTGGATGCGAGCTGCAAGCAGGGTTGAAATGTCAAATGTTCCGGTTACTGTAGCCATGATATTTTCTCCTCTTCCTGCTTATGGCACGCGGATGCCGAGAACAAACACATCGGCATCTGGCTGGGTCGCACCGGTCGCGGACGTAACACGCAGCGTGCCGCCGGCCGCGATTTCCCAGGCGGCATCATCGAGCGATGCCGCACGGACCAGGGCCTGATCCGAGCCGGACGCGGCCATCGCATTTGTGATGGCGCTTGTACCGTTCTTGACCTGCAGGGTGGTGGTGGAAACCCCGGCGCCTTTTAGCACAAGCCACGCATCGATCACGCGCGTCTTGTGCGTCAGCACCACGTCGGTATTCCCGAGGGCACCGGCGGCGATGTTGATACGATGTAATACAGGGATGCCGCCGACCACATTGGCGTCGGCGACCGTGCCAACCTTGGTGCCGGTCAGGGCACCGTCGGCCACAGCGTTCAAGACAAGGGGGGAGACACGGCAAATCATGATGTCGGTGGTGCTGACAGCCTGTGCGGTGCCCATGCCGTCGCCGGTGGTGGCGGCGGTGTCGAGGCGTCCTGCCGTCGCACCGATGTAATACACATCACCGGGCGTGAGGCTGGAGCCATAGCGGAGGCGGGTCCCGAACCCGAACAGGGTCACGGGTTGATCTGAACTTGCGGGATACGCCCGTGCGGTGAAACCAACGAATTCCGCTGCCTCGTTGGCGGATGTGCCATTGCACATGTACACCTTGCCGTCAGACGACTTGATGTAGCACGGAGCGCAGGCATCCAAAGCCTCGCCGGCATAGACATTGCCAGCCAATACCTGATTGGCCTGGCTGACTGACATGCTGGCGTTGGCGCTTCTGGTTAAGAGAGTCATAGGGTTTCTCCTGAGTTAGAGCGGTGTATAGCTCTTCCGCTTCTTCTCAATGATTGATTTTTTCGCGCCCGTTTTGCTGAGCTTTCCTTTTTGGGTCGCATCGATGTTCTGTCCTGCGGGAACAACCTCTTCGAAGAGATAGTCGCGGTCTTCGATCAGCTTCTCGACCGCTTCCTTCATGCCCTTGTAATCCTCGCCCACGGCTTCCGTGTCCAGATGAGCAAACGCATCCTCGGCGGCTTTGATGCTTACGAATTTCACGTCCATCTCAGCGACCGTCAGCTCGAACTGGCGTTGCAGCTTCAGCTTGTTGGCTTCAGCAACCGCCTGGTCGGCCCGCTCTTTCTCCGCCAGGGCTTTCTTCTGTTCGGCTTCCGCAAGTTCCTTGAACTTGCCTTGCTCCTCGAGCGCCGTTTTATCAGCGTCCTCCTTGGCTTTCTTTTCTCTCGCCTCGGTGTCGGCTTTGATCTGCGCTTCCTGGCGGGCTAATCGTTCAGCTACGATCCGGTTGATTTCCTTTTGCTGATCGGAAGTGAACTCAACTTTCTTTTTCTTGCCAGCTTCTCCGATGTTCTCATCGCCAGCGCTGTCGTCTGTGGTTTCGTCGCTTTCACCGCCGCCCGCTCCGCCTTCTTTGTCGAACAAGGGCTGATTCAATTTGAAAAGGTTCATGGGTTCTCCGTGTTTTTACCGCCTGCGTAGGCGTGGGTTTCCTCCCCCAAACAGCACTTCCATTTGGGGGAAGTGCCCGAAGGGCGAAGGGGATTAGGGTCAAATAAAAAACCCGCTTCTGAAGGCGGGCATCTCTGCGTTTGCCTTGCAAAAGCGGGCGGCCATCCGAAGACGGGTTGACCCAGTTATTCAATTAACGTCATTGTAGTGTTTGCCACGTTGCCGTGCTAGTTGTCCTTTTGTTACACCCGCACCCAACAGGGTTATTTCTTTTCGTTTGCATTGAACCCATACCAGCGTTCCAGGTCAGCCAGAATTGCCAGCAACAGCCTGCGCACTGCCATCCAGAAAAACCGGTTCCGTTCATCGTAGATCGGCGGACGTTGATCACTCACTCTGGGTAACCTTTGCCATACGTTCAATATCCTTGTCACTCAATTGCAAGGGTTTCCCCAGAGGAACGCGTTTCTTAGGTTTGGTTGGTTCCTGTAGCGACATCTAATTCCTGCTCCATAACGTCTGCTATAGCTTCTATCATTTGCATGATATGTCTCTGCGCCGAAAATAGATCGCCGACGGCAACCAACTTTCTGATGATATCTTCGTCACTGGGTTGGCTACTCGGATATTGATAGATTAACCGGCGCACAAACTCTTCATCCAAAGATTTCCGGGGCACAGCGCCCAGGCGCATGGAGGGGAAGCGGCCTTGGTCGAAATCATAAAACCACTTCTCAGGTCCATTGGTGATCTCTATGGCGATAACCTTCTCACCGTCAAGAACTTCATGGATCAATATTTGATTGGGTGCTATTGAAATAGGTATCATGGGGTTTCCTTTATGTTTCACTGCCAGAACGCATCTGCTGGGTCACGGTCCGGATGCCTTCCGGCTTTTCGCTCACTCAGCAGGAAGTTGGCGCCGTCGCGCATCTGCTCCGTCAGGCCAAGATCGTAACCGTCCAGATACAAAGCGATCGATGTCCTGCAATACCAGTGGAACGGGGTCCAGTCCAGTTTGTCGGCAAAACGCGGTGTGCCAGATAAGATAAACAACCCATTCATCGGCTGGATCTGGGCATGTGCGCGCAAACAGCAATCGGTGGTGCGTCCATCCAGGGCGGCAATGGATTGCTTCTTGAAATCCGATCCACTGGCCAGCACGGTCGTGCTCATGGCTTGCGCCAGCATGGTGGCCATCCAAAACGCCAGCGCTGAAGTGACAGCCGTCGCCTGCACAACACCCTGCCGGTTTTGGTCTCCAGTAATCTGTGTGGTGTTCCTGGTGGACGCCAACCCCAACGCCGCACTGGTTTGGGCCTGGATGACGCTGTTAATCGCATCCAAAGCCGGCTCGATCTGCGGCGGCGGCACAAAAGTGGATAATTTCTTCCCGTAATATCCCATCTGTTTGATCGCACTGCCAGTCCCGATGGACGATGCTTCCAATAATTTCTCCCTGGCAAAAGAATGGATCTCCCGTTGCAGGGATTGCATCGTATCCCGGATCGCTCCGGTACTGGTGTCGGCTTTCAGAGCTCGCAAGGTGGTTCGATAGGAGGACAGTACAGCGCCGCGCGGGTGATCCGTTGTCCCCGCCGATGCGAATAGCCGCGCCAGCTCGTGGTTGACTCGGACCGCTTCGTTAATCGAACGCTTCAATGGATTGGCTGCCATAATAATTCTCAGGAATTATCCGCCCTGATTGATCCCCATCTTCATCAAGGATAATCTTGCCACATATTCATCAGTGCCTTTCATGGCTGTAATCTGTGTCGGTGAATAACCTATCTCGGCCCAGAGCGTCTCTTGAGGTATGCCCAATTCCTGTTTCTTCTTAAGATCATCCAGACTCTCACTATGTTGCCACAGGGTGGAGAACTGGGTGCCTTCTTTAAGGTTGGCCCGTCCAAAAAGATTGGCCAGCTTGCGTGCCATCACCATGCAGTCTTCCCAGGCATTCCCAAATAACACCCGGCGGTCCGCCGCTTTCTTTTTCAACGGCTGCTCCTGCTCCTTCAAGGTCTCCGAGCTGGAGACCTGGCCGCTCGAGACGAACCGCGAAACCGGTGTATCGGTGATTTGGGCGGTCATCACGATCAAATCCTTGAGCGCGTTCATCATGGATGTGACATCCTGCCCATCCAGTTTCTTGACATCGGCATCGTTCCTGGATTTTGTGGTGCCGACCCAGCTTCCAGGCTTGATGGGCAGCAGGTTCGAGCCATCGTCTTTGACAGGCTGTCCATCCACGGTGGGGTAGAACCCTAATGCGACGAACACCGAGAAGGCTGACATATCGCCCGTGGCCAGCACATCGACCAGTACCTTATTGATCGCGTCCTGCATGGGGATCGCATCCCACGCTTCCGGCATCATGCCTTTATTCTTGAAATGGATGACGGGTATACCGAGCGGTTTCTTTTTCCTATCCACCCACGGGAGAGGCCAGGGCTCCTCGTCCGTAATGTACTCATGCCATCCGCCATCGTAGAACCATTTCTCGATCCGGTCGGCATAATACACAGTGCGCCGCGTGCTAAAGGACGGCTGGCCCTGTGTATCGTAAATGATCTCAGTCCATTGCTTCACCGCCGCGCGCGCGGGTTGGTTTGGATCGTCATTCTCGTAGACCATCCAGCAGCCGGTCCCATCGCCCAGCGCACCGACATCCGTGAAGCGTTGATTGTGCGTGAGGCGCACCCGCTTATTCTCTGCATCCCAATCCACGATCACAAATGTTTCCCGGTCTCGCAACACCGCCTCATGTACATCGCCCTGTAGGGCATCCAGGCGATTCGCAGTGGCTACACCCATGGCAAATTCGGCTTGTGCTTTCTTTCCCTGCGTGTCAGGCGTTTCATCCGTGTCGAAGCCGACCACCGTCAACTCGTCGCGCACCGCATTGACCACCCCTTTGCACACATTCAGCCTGAATGGATTCTCGGAATGCAGGTCCAGGAATTCACGCATGCGGGCATCGAGATAAACGTCCTGGTCGCCGTTGTGATAGCGCCGCGCCAGCACGATCATCTTATGGTCTTCGAGCATGTCATTGACCATCGCTTCGAGTATGGCCATGTCTACAGGATGAATTGCCATGAGTTCCTCTTATCTTCGAGCCTTGCCGGCAAACCCACTGCCGGCCTGTTCGGTCTTGCTGGCATACAGCGCCAGCGCCCATGCCCAGAATTTATCGGCATGATGTTTCTCGTTCCGTTCGGTGTCGAATACGCTGTTTTTGGCGGCTGTGGTTGTTTTCTTGATGCTGTGGATCTGGTACGCCAGGTCACGGTCCAGCGGGATGGGCGTCATGCTTTTCTCTGCCTGCACACGGGTTTCCACGGCCCACAACTCCTTGTTTGGATTGGTAAAGTCAACGCCTTGCGCCTTGCCGGTCTCTCGTTCCAAATCTTCGGCCAGTTGCATGCCAAGTCCGTTCCGATCCACCAACACCTGCGTGAACGGCAGCCGGCGGATCACTTCGATAAAGCAGTTCTTCTGCTGTTCGAATTCAACGCGATCCAGGGAGATCATGAAACGCAGGGGCAGGTGGCCGCTCGTGGATTTGCCTGTGACGACGAACTCCGTCAGATCCTTCTTTCGGCCAACATCGATCCCGCCGCATAATACCGGCTCGATCTGGCTGGTGGAGATGGCCCCGCTCAGCTCTGGGATCATGCTCAGCGCTTCATCCACACTGCGGGCATGCCACCACTTGAGATCGAGCTGCTGGTTGCGGGTGATGACATCCCACGTGATCCAGGCCGTGGCTTCGTCCACCCAGGCGCATTCATATTCCTGCTGGAAGTCTTCGAGAAACATATTCTCGAAGATCTCGATGAGCGCATCGGTCCCGAAGGCGTATACCCGCTCATGCGTCGGCATCTCCGAAGCAAGCTGCCGTGCCAGCGTGCGGTCCGTGCACAGGGCCAGCACCTCCCACCAGGGAATGAAACTACGTTTGAAGCCCGGCCACTTGCGCAGTTTCTCTTCCATGATCTCCCAGAAGAGACCCTTGGCGCCCAGTGTGCTCGAGCCGATCCGCATGTACCCGCCCTTGGTGGTCGCCGGCAGGGAGGCCGTGTAGATCTGGCGGTCCATGCCGCGGGGGTAATGCGCCATCTCGTCCAGGTACACGCGCGCCCGCGGCTTGCCCCGCACCGGCCGGCACGGGTGCGAGAGGAAGCGGGAGCCATCATCGAACTCGATCTCGGTCTGCGAGTCCACCACCAGGCGTTTCGGTCGTAACGGTGGGTCGGTCGCCTGCACGATGGACCGCAGATAGCGGATCTTCTCCCTGGCTTCGTCCTGGTTGATCGAGACGAAGACATACGGTGCACCGGGCGTGATCCGGCTGTCGCAGAACGCATCCAGTGCAGCCGTGAAGCTCCAGCCCACCTGCCGGCTCTTGGCATCGATTGTCAATCGCGTTGAATTATTAAGGTACTGGATCTGGAAGGCTTCCCAGCGTGCATTCTCGATCTGGGCGGCCTCCTGGATGTCTATAAATTCGGCGGCGAAGTGCGCCTTGAGAGTAAGCAGCTCCACATCAGGCGTCCAGCTTCTCGATCTCTTTCAAGCGTTGCGAGCGGACCTTCTTCCATTCTTCCAGGTTAAAGTTGTAGGTGTTGTTCACTTGGACACCCGGGGTCCGTTCGCCCAGCTCACCGGCGATATCGTCCAGCACCCCGCGCAGGGCATCCACTTCGGCCTTGTTGAACTCGTAATACTCGACGCGCTCGAAGTTCAGCATGCCGCCGATGCCCTTCACTTGCAGGAGCCAGCGTTTATTTTTCTCATCCTTTTCCGGCATGAGATCAGCGATGAATTTATCAGCCAGTCCTTGCAGGACCGCCACCCGCTGATCCTTCAACGCCAGGCCGGTCTTTAGCGCATCGAACTCGGCGGATTGTTTGATCTCGTCGAAATTGATCTTTCGACTCTTGCGATAAAAAGCCGCCTGAGTCTTCGAGATCTTGAAGCGTGGTTTGAATTTTGCCGCGCGCTGGTTGATCTCAGCCGATTCCAATCCCTCGGCGATCCATTCCAAGACTGCTTCTTTCTGCGCTTTTTTTAGTCTCATGGTTCAAAATGGTTCAAAACTACGCTACACATCCTTCACTTCGATGTTGTAGAGCACTTCCGGCTTCGAAGGCGTGGATGCGTTCCCAACTGCCTGCACCTTCACAATATGCCAGCCGGCTACCGCAAAGGGGCCGAACACCATATTGATATAAGGCGTGTCAATGGACGGCGTGATTGTCAATGCCGATCCGCTTGGGGGCGTGTGGGTCACCTCCGCGCTGGCTACCGTCTCACTGGTCTGGAGATCCAACACCTGCACTGTGATCGGCTTCTTTTCCGTCTTGCTCATCACCAGGTTGTACGTGATCATAGTTCGACACTCTCTTTGCGCTTCGTTTTATGTGTGTGCTTGATCTCAGTCTGATAATCAGCACGTCTCTCGCTTCGATAGATATGGATTCCGGCATGGATCACCGCATTGGAAAGATACCCAAAGGCATAACCATATCCTCTTCCAACCAGGACACCGCTGGCCAGTAAACCGGCAAACGTGACAGTCTGCCCATAAGACAATCCGGCCAGCGCACCAGCTCCTCGCAGGTCGGCATAAGCAAAGGAACTTCCGAAGATAAACCCTTGCAATGCACCCACGGCAATCGTGGTGAGGTCGCCGTATCCTGTGCTTTCACCGAACACCACACCAGCCAGCGCGCCGACACCGGAGAGATTCCCGGTCTCATGCGATTGGCTAGCATCAAGACCAGAGAGTGCACCTACACCGGTGAGTCCTGCATAATAGGCAAAGGATGATCCAAATACCCTGCCGGCCATCGCACCATCGGCAACCGTTTCAAGATTGCCGTATCCAAGGGCAGAGCCAAAATCAACACCAGCCAGCACACCGGCGCCAAGCAGAGTCCCATACTCATGCGACTGACCAATATCATAGCCACTGAGTGCACCATCTCCTGCAAGATTGCCATAAGCAACCGAGACACCAACGACCTGCCCGTTTGCATTGGCTGTGCCGGCAAGGTTTCCATACACCACGCCCGCGCCATGATCCTGACCGGCAAGCGCACCACTGCCACCAAGATTCCCGTTTGCAACTGCATTGCCGTAGTCCTGACCCACGAGCGCACCGGCTCCCGCGAGATTCCCGTTATCAGCACTGACTCCAACCACCTGACCAGCCAGAGCACCATCAGCCGTGAGGGTGCCATATGCAAATGAAGAGCCGGACGCCTGTCCGGTGATCTCCGTGGCTGCCGAAGGTGCAACTGTGAAAATAAACGGGCGGCGTTGTTGAACTGCATAATCAAACGGTCGTCTGAAGACGTAGGGCATGGGACTCTACTAGTCCTCCGTGAGCACCAATGCACCAATCGCGAACGATGGTGTAATCCCGCTGGAGACTGCCAGCGTCGCGGCTTCGATGGCAACACCATCACCCACAGCAGTGATATTCACCGCGCCCCCGCCCTGTGTGGTGCTGATCGTGATATCGTCACCACTTACAGTGATCACCCAATAGATGGTTCCTTCGGTAATCCCGGTGGGTAGCGCTGAGCCAAACGCCGGGTAGAACGCCACGCGCTCATTGACTGCGAGCGTGTGCCCCGGGATCGTGATCGTGTCATCCACCTTGGCTGTGAAGGGTCCCTGAATGACACTGCCAAGCGGGGCCTTGTACAACAGCTTACCTGCACCAGATGAAGCGGTTCCGATTCCAAAGTGCGTGATCGTCGCACCAGTCAAACCGCCCTGTGCAAAAGCGATTGCCGCGGCGTTGCTCACCTGGTTGCCGCTCACCGTAAATCCGGCTCCGGAACGCGCCACAGCCACGCGAGCGTAATTGGTATACGCCGTCTCATTCGTGGTCTGGTCTCCCGCTTCACCAGGGTCGGCGGTATGCAGGGAAATATAGAGGCTTCCCGCTGCAGCCGAGTTTTGTACACCCGCCGCATCGCCGATCAGGGCAATGTCCACGTTGTTGAAGATCAACAACAACAGGTCATTCTCGAAAGTATTTGTCTTTGACATGTTTGCTCCTTATAAATAGATTGGGTTATCCGCCAATCTCCTCAAGTATGACTTTGCCGTTCATCGTGATCGAATCGGCGGGCGTGGTCTCCAGTTCAAGTGTCCAGCGGTTTCCCGGAGAGATCACAGGTCTGGTTTCCGGGGTATAGATTTGCCTAAGCGGTTGGCGTATGTTCCACGCAAAAGGTTCCAACTCCTCCAGGGTCCCGGAACCAACTACCATTTTGGTAGTATTGTTGACCTCCACGGTCCCGCCAAATGCCGCGTCACCATCCTCGATGGGTTGTGCGGTCGGTGTGGTCCCGCCGCTCCCGGAGGTCACGGCACCAATTCCCCGATTGGTTGTGAGTTGCAACTGCTCCTCCTGGGCATCGCCGACCTCGGTGGATTGCGACAACTCCCACTCTTGGATAACGACAATGGCATCCGTTGGCGCGAGGATCTCGAACAAATCCTGCTGTGCCGTCACTGCCACTGCCTTGAATGCTACTGTATATTTTCTTCCCATGTTTACCTCACTAACATATCCTGGTTTAGTTTTGCACGTTCATTCGCCAATAGCGAAGCCGCGAGTGGCGCATATTCCGAAGTAGGCACGGTGTAACTCGCGCCCGTCTGCCTCGCCACCCTTGAGAATCTAAACTCATCATAATAACCATTGTGGCTAAAACCATTGTCGATATGCGCTCCAATGCGCGGCCCGGCTGTATAGTTTTCATAGTCCAGGGCGGAATTGTTGAACGTAGCCACTCGCGTCCCATTGAGAAAAAACAAATAATCATCGCCATTTCTCACCGTCGAGAAGGCATACCACGTATTCGTTGTGATGGTCACTGCCCCATAGGCAACTTCACTACTGCCGTTGACCACCTCCACCACTACCACATATGTTCCGGCGTTGTTGAATATCTCAATAACTGTGCAATGGGTCAGACTGTCGCCATGACTCCAAAGCATGAACTTGCTGCCATTGGCCGGAAGTGCCGTGAAGCGCCCGCGCCAATCAAAGGTCCAGGTGGTCAATCCGACCAGGTTGAAATCTGCGTGCTGTGCAGTCGAGATGTAATCCGTGGTGCCATCGAATAAACCGGATGCACCACCGAAAACAGACTGGGCGGAAGATATTTGGGCATTGCCCGCCGCTGTCCAGGTTTTGCCGGATTCGTCCGTGAACGTCGTCCCGGACCCATTCATGTGGAGCAAGGCTTTGGTGTCGCTGTTGTCTACTGCCATATATAATGCCTGGTTATGTCTAAAACCGATAGATCGCGGGTAACAGGGCAGACTCCGGCAGCACGCGGATCCGGCTGGCGTCCACATAATTCACCGTGCCGACTCCCAGGAAGGGAATCGGGACGTCCACGCCGCCCAACTGGTCGAAGGGGATTTCGAGATCCTCCCGCGCCCATTTCCCGGTCTTCTGGTTGTAGCCTTCCCGCCGCGAGATGGTGGCCCGGAACACCAGCCAGGGTGTCTCCCGGTCATTCACCGTGCG